AGTAATACTGTTTTTGACACTACTGTTTCAAATACGTTAACTATAAGTGCTCAATGGGTAACTAATAACGTAGCTAATACAATACGTTCACAAAATTTCACATTAACTAAAGTTTATTAATTATGGCAAATAATATAGGTTGGGGACAAGGTGCTGTAAATAACGTTATTGGTTGGGGTCAAGGTGCTATCAATAATTTAATTGGTTGGGGTTCTATTTATATTTTAAGCTGGTCAGGTGAAACAGATATAGTAGGTTCGCCTGTTCCAACTATAATAATTAATTTTAAGACAAGAGTTTTAGCAGATAGCGGATTGTTTGAAGCAGAAACTTGTTTAAATACAACATTAACTAATTTAAATACGATATGAGTTTATTAGATAAGGCGTCGTTAATTGTTACGCCAAATTCGTACAAAGAAAATATTTTATATTCAGTAGTTCCAAACACTACGTTAGGTGATATGGATGTAGTTCGTGCTACAACAGCAACGAGGGTAAATAGTGCGGGATTGATTGAAAGCGTAGGAAATAACATTCCACGTATTGATTACACTAACGGAAGTTGTCCGAGTTTATTGGTAGAGCCTCAGAGAACGAATATAGTAACTTATAGTGAAGATTTCACTAATGCAAGTTGGGTTAAAACAGCTACTATTACGGCTAATACTACGATTGCACCTGATGGAAATTTAAGTGCTGATACCTTTACAGATTCAACAAGTGCTTTTTTAGATGTTAGAAAGGTATTAACAATAACTGCAAATTCAACAAATACGGCTTCATTTTTTGTGAAAAAAACAACGGGTGCATTAACTAACTATGCGGGAGTCGCTATTCTTTTAACAGGAGTTTCAACTCGTGTTGATTATGGAATTATAAATACTACAACAGGGGCTGTAATTCGTGATTCCTCAAGTAATATAAATTCAATCACATATTCAACTCAAAGTTATGGGGATTATTGGAGAGTTATTACAACCTTTACTGATAATCAATCAAATTTAGTTTGCACATTTATTTTATATCCTGCAATTTCTACTAACGGAACAAGTATAAATAGTAATGCTCAAGGCTCAAATATATTTTGGGGTGCTCAATTAGAAGCGGGTGCAAATGCTACATCATACATTCCAACTGTAGCAAGTACTGTAACTAGAAATGCTGATTTGATTAGTAAAACAGGTATAAGTAGTTTGATAGGACAAAGTGAAGGAGTTTTTTATTGGGAAGGTAAATTTTTAAGTAATTCTTTAGAAGTAGAAGGAATATCTATTAATGACGGAACAATATCTAATAGAGTTGTTATTTTTAAATGGACATCGTCTTTAAATTTAATAAAAATTAGAATCAACGTTAATTCTACAACACAAGCCGAAATAGATTTTACTGTTCCTAATATTATGAATAACAACAAAGTACTTATTAAATACAAACCTAACGAATGTTCTTTATTTGTAAACGGTTCATTGATAAATACAGATAATACTGTTATCACCTTCCCAGAAGGTACATTAAATAAATTTGCTTTTGAAGGCGGAAACGGGTCTAATAGATTTAATGGTTGTGTAAACTCCATTCAACTTTACAAAACAGCTTTAACAGACGAGGAGTGCATCGCCTTAACAACACTATAATATGAAAATATACAAATTAAATTACACAGACAAAGAAACTGCAATTGTTGATTTAATCGCTAAAGGAGTTTATGTAGAAACAGAAAATGGACTTGCATACGGACAAGGTATTCAAGCTATTGTAGAAATTGGGTTAATCGTACAAGTTGAGGGAACTTATGATTCAGATTTTAACGTAATTACCGAGCCTGTTTACGCTGAAGGATATGCTTATGATATTATGAGTGATAACGTAATTGTATTTGAAAGTGAAATATTCCCAAACAATCCAAGACATAGTTTTGCAGGTTGTGAACCGACTAATGAAATAGAAATATAAAAAATGGCTATTGAAAACATTGAAATAGGTACAGTTACAAACGATGGTAAAGGCGAAAGATTAGCTTTAGCTTTTGATGTCGCAAATGCTAATTTTAATGAATTAGAAACTGGTAAAGAAAACCCTTTAACATTTTCATCTCCATTAGTTAGAACTGTAGATGCAGTATCTATTCCTAAAGCAAGTAGTGGAATTAATGGTTATTTATCAGGATCTGATTGGAATACTTTTATTAATAAACAATCTGCTATAACATTAACAACAACAGGTACAAGTGGAGCTTCTACTTTAATAGGTAGCACATTGAATATTCCACAATATAATGGAGGAGGAGGCGGGATTGTTGGTTTACACTCATTAATTTCATTAGCTTCTGGAGCACAAACTGCTGCGGTTGTTAATGGTGGAAATTTATCGAATTCTGCAAGTGTTGCAAATCAAATGAGAGCAAATCCGTATATTCCAAATCAAAGTTTTGTAAGTTCAAATTTTTATATAAATGTATCTTTACCTTTAGTTGGTGCGTTAGGTAGAATTGCAGTTTATTCTAACTTAAATGGTTTGCCTAATTCTCAATTATATTTAAGTTCAAATTTAGATTTATCTACTAGCGGAATAAAAACAGCGGCTGTTTCTTTTAATTTTGTTGCAGGCACTACATATTGGTTATGTTTTCATACTTCTGCGGTAGTTACTATGGGAATTATTTCACCTACAAATACTGTTTGTTTAAAAATTTTAACAACTTCAATGATGTTAACAATAACAAATACAGCTACTTTTGCAAGTGGAACTCCCGTTACTTTTGGAACAAGTACTTATTCGACTACTCCAGCGTTTTTTATAGGAATAACAAAATAATAATATTATGGCACAAATAAGAAACGAAATTTATGATGAAAACGGACTAATAGAAGTTCTATTTATAGAAGTTGAGGATGTAAAAACGTCTGAAGAATTACTTGCTGAAAAAGAAGCTGAATTATTAAAGATTTACAACGAAATACAACAAATAAAAAATAATGAGTAAAGAACAATTTGATATAATATTAAGTAAATGGATTTCTCGCAAGTTAATGGTGTTTATCGTTGCTTGTGGGGGTTTATTTAGTGGTCAATTAACTTCATCTGATTGGGTTATTATTGCAACGGCATACATTGGGATTGAGGGAATTACTAACATAGTTGAAAGATTAAGAAAATGATTGATAATTTAAAAATTTATTTACTTAATACAAGTGTCTTTTTAATTTCTTTAAGTAAAATTGAAGCAGGAATGAAAATCGTTTTATTGATGGTTTCAATAGCATATACAACAATGAAAATAATTGATTGGTTAAAAGGTAAAAAAGATGAAACTACTAAATAATGATGGTTATAGATTAATAACTAAATTTGAAGGCTTTAGTTCAAAACCTTATTTATGTCCTGCTAAACTAGCTACTATTGGTTATGGTAATACATACTATCCTAATGGTAAAAAAGTTACTTTATTAGATACACCAATAAATGAACAAGAAGCATTTAGTTTGTTTAAAGTTATTGCTGATAAATTTGCTAAACAAGTTTCTAAATTAATTACATATCCTATTACTCAAAATCAATTTAATGCTTTAGTTTCTTTAGCTTATAATATTGGTATGGGTAATTTTTCTAGTTCTACTTTATTAAAAAAAGTAAATATAAATGCTAAAGATGAATCTATTAAAAATGAATTTTTAAGATGGAATAAAGTAAATAAAGTACCTGTTAAGGGTTTAACAAATCGTAGAAAATATGAAGCAGATATTTATTTTAGTTAGTTTAGTTTTATTTTCTTGTGCATCTAGAAAAGTAAACAAAGAAGTTATTAAAAAAGATAGTTTAGTTCAAATAGAAACTAAAACAGAAATAAAAGAAGAAACAAATATTGCTATTAAGAATGATATTTTAATAGATGAATTTACTATTACACCTTTAGATAGTTTAAAATATATTGTAATAAACGGTATAAGCTACAAAAACGTTGTTTTAAGATATAAAAAAGTAAAAGATAATAGTTTACATATAGAAAAGAAAATAGTGTCTAAAAACGAACATAAGAAAGAAACTATTAAAACTTCAG